CAATATGTTGATTCACTTCCTGGCACTGGCATCATGTATTATTATCAAGTTGCAGGAGTGAACACATCGGGAACGTCAACATATTCTTCCATTGTGCAGATGGTAGCTGCACCACCATCTGAAATGTCATTATTTGAATTGAGGTTAAGATCTCAACAAACAGCTGACAGAGTTAACTCTGAATTTGTTGTTACCTCGGAATGGAATGCCTTTTTAAGGCTTGCCATGTATGAACTTTATGATCTTCTCATCACCAGTTATGAAGATTTATTTTCTTCTGAAAATGCATTCATTAACACCAATGGCACTACACAAAATTATCCAGTTCCAGACGGTGTTTCGAATTATCTTGGTGGTGTTTATGGTGGAACAAGTGGAGCGCCGGCAAAAGCATTTTATAAACTTGCAGGAATGGATCTTGGTGTGAATACTAGCAACAATGCTTGGGTAACTTTAAAGAAGTTTGATTTTATTGAAAGAAATAAATATGTTTATCCTAACTCCACAAGTACAATTTATGGTGTATATAACATGCGTTACCGGCTCATGGGTAATTTTGTCAATATCATTCCCACACCTGCTGGAAATCAGCAAATCAGGATGTGGTACGCTCCTAAACTTCCTTCGCTCCTTCAAGATGTAGATGTAACGACTCTTGGTTATTCTGGGTGGCTGAGATATCCGATTGTCAGAGCGGCAAAATATGCACTGGATAAAGAAGAAGGATCGGATACATCAAAACTAGATGGTGAACTTGTTTATTTGAAGCAAAGAATAGAACAAACAAGCCAGAACAGAGATTCTGGAATACCAGATACCATTTCAAATACAAGACAAGATCCTATTTATGGTGGTAATGGTTTTGCTGGTGGTGGTGGACAAGGTGGGTGGTAATTTATCGCCAAAACTTGACTGGGAGCTAGCCAATCCAAAATGGGCAGCAACAATAAATCCAATTCTTGCGCTACCTATTTTAAACGGCACTATGATTGATACTATCAATTTAACATCTGGTGTTCCTTTAGCGATAAATCATTTGTTACAAAGAAATCCACAAGGTTGGTTTTTGGTTGATAATACTGCAAATGCATCTGTCTGGAGAACTCAACCGTTTAATAAAAATACTCTGACTTTGCAATCTAGTGCGACCACAACAATTTCAATTTGGGTGTTTTAATGGCTGATACAGTAATTTCTCCAAACATGAGTTTACCAGTCCCAATTGTGTCTCAGGATATAGGGCCACAATGGGCAACTGATTTAAATGCTTGTATGAGCATTATCGATCAACACAATCATGGATCTGGTAGCGGTGTGCAACTAACACCATCTGCATTGAATATTAATACTGATCTGCCATTTAATATAAATAATGCAACGCTTTTAAGAAGCATTAGATTTAGTCCGCAATCATCACCATTAGCATTGGCATCAGATATTGGATGTCTTTATGTGGCTGGTGTTGATCTTTATTTTAACGATGTATCTGGCAATCAGGTGCGCATTACTCAATCTGGATCTGTAACAGGATCATCTGGCACTATTACCGGTTTACCATCGGGAACTGCTTCAGCTTCATATAGTGCTGCAACATTTACTTTCCAAAGCGCTACCAATACCCCTGCAAATATGGCTGTTGGTCCTTTAATCATTGGTAGGAATGCAGCATTAAGCAAAACAGTTACACTCACACCAAATGCTGCTCAAGCTGCAAATTTTGGTCTGATATTTCCTAGTGCATTGCCTAGCGCAACTCAATCAATTGTGGTTGATAGTAGCGGAAATATGTCATTTGGAAGCACTTCAACAGTTACAGGCAATATACCCCTTGGCGGTATAATCGCAACATTTCCAAACTTAACCGGTGCATATTCAACTGCAGCAACTACCACAGCAGATTCTGCTGGCTTTGTCTTATGCCAAGGACAGACAATTGCTGATGCCACAAGCCCGATGAACGGTCAAGTTGTTCCAAATATAAACAACTCAATCTTCATTAGAGGAAATACCACAGCTGGAACCTCTGGTGGTGCTTCAACAGCATCACACAATCATGATATTCAGCATGTTCACCAAGCTTTATATGTATTCACAGATAACAATATGTTTGGATTAGCATCAGTTGATAATTCTCGCACATCAATCAACAGTGGTGATACATCCATTACCAATTATGATTCTGTATATGCTGCTGGTGTGGCAATAAGAGCATATCGCCGACTAAGTGCAAGTCTAGGAACAGCGCAAGATTTTTTCACATCAGGAGTAATCAATGCACCTGCTGGATCTGGAACGACTGCAGTATCTGGAACAACTGCACCAAGCATCATTCCACCATATATTTCAGCTGTATATCTCATGAGGATTAAATGACGAGTTATAAATTAAAATATAGAAGATGGTTTTTTTTCAAAACCTTAAAAATCATAGGCCATAGATATGAAGCTGGTCCTGATAAATTTATAGCTTTTTTTGAAGATGGTAGCATAGATGAAATACCAAAATGGTCGAAATGTTATGTTAAATTAGGTGTGGATTGGGTTAATGCACAGAAAAAACTCATGGAAGAAAAATCAGGGACAGTAATACCTGTGAATAGGTAATTATGTTACAAAAGCAAGCAATAGATATTTCATTCTCAGGTGGTCTAGATACAAAGACAGATCCCAAGAGAGTCTCTATTGGTAAATTTGTAAAATTACAGAATACTATCTTTGATAAAGGTGGTTCGTTTCAAAAAAGAAATGGTTATGGACTTCTCTCAACATTACCAGATAACTCCTCAACATATTTGACAACATTGAATGGAAATTTGACTGCAGTTGGTACCAGTATTGCTGCTTATAGTTCAAGCAATGCCACATGGATTTCAAAAGGCTCAATTCAACCGATGAGCATTGATACATTACCTCTGATCAGAAACAATTTTAATCAGAGTCAAGTGGATGCTGTTGTTTCACCAAATGGCCTTGCTTGCACTGTCTATGTGGAATCTGATGGGACTACAACTTATTATCGATATGCAATAGCCGATGCGGTTACTGGTCAAAATATTATAGCACCAACAAACATACCAGTAAGCAGCGGAACTGTAACCGGTGGAATGAGAGTGTTTCTTTTGGGAAATACTTTCATTTTAGTTTTTACAAACGTTATTGCCGGTACTTCTCATCTTCAATATGTAGCAATCAGTAGCGTCAATCCGACTGTGGCATCTGCAAACACTGACATAGCATCGTCATATATATCAGCCACAACCCTATCATGGGATGGTGTTGTATCTGGAAGTTACTTATATGTGGCTTACAATACAACCTCTGGTGGACAGAGCATTAAAATTGCAACTTTGTCTTCTAGTCTTGTACTGTCATCTGCAACTACCTTTGCAGGATCAATAGCCACAATTGTGAATGTCACCGCAGATAATACAGGATCTTCTCCAGTCATCTATCTTAGCTTTTGGGATGATGCTTCAAATAATGGATTTACAGCTGTTTTGGATAGTGTGCTCAATGTTATTTTAGCACCTACTGCCATTATCACAGGTGTACAAATAGCAAACCTTGTATCAGCTGCTCAAGATGGTAGTTGTAAGATATTTTATGAAGTTTCAAATGACTATTCATTTGGGACACCACTAGCAACTAATTACATCAATTCAGTATCAATAGTTCCCGCGGGAACGGTATCATCAATTATCACCATTATAAGAAGTGTTGGGTTAGCATCAAAAGCGTTTATTGTCGATGGGGTGATATATTTTCTTTCAGCATTTAAAAGCCCATATCAGCCTACTTATTTTCTAATCAACGGAAGTTCAAGTTTAGCATCTTCACCTGTAATCTCGGCAAAGCTTGCCTATAGCAATGGTGGTGGATATCTTACAACTGGACTTCCTAATGTAACCATTACAGATGGAAATATTGCGCAAGTTCCATATCTATTTAAAGATTTGATTCAGGCAGTAAATAAAGATACCAATGTTGCAACTGGTACTCAGGTCAATGGCATTTACTCTCAGACTGGAATAAATCTTGGAACTTTTGAAATAGGGACACAAGGATTAGATACCGCTGAAATTGGTAAGGATCTTCATTTATCCGGTGGTTTTCTTTGGATGTATGATGGGTATCTTCCGGTGGAGCATAATTTCTTTTTATGGCCTGATACCGATACTGGAAATGCAACATGGTCAGCAACTGGTGGATCAATGGCCGCCAAGCCAGATGGTTTGACAAATACCAACGCTTATTACTATCAATATGTTTATGAATGGACAGATAATGCTGGCAATGCATTTAGATCGTCACCATCAATACCAGTTGCAGTAACAACTACAGGATCTGGAACAGCAGGCAGTGTTACCCATAACATTCCTACTTTGCGGCTTACTTATAAAACAGCAAACCCGGTAAAGATTGTTATTTATCGTTGGTCTGTTGGTCAGCAAATTTACTATCAAACGACAAGCATCACATCGCCATTATTAAACAGCACCACAGTTGATTCAGTCACATTTGTTGACACAAATTCTGATGCAACGATCCTTGGTAATAACATCATTTATACAACTGGCGGTGTGATTGAGGATGTGAATGCTCCCGCAAGCAATTTACTTACTTTATTTGATACTAGACTTTGGTTGGTAGATGCCGAAGATAAGAATCTACTTTGGTTTTCAAAGCAGGTTATCGAGGGTGTCCCAGTTGAAATGTCAGATTTATTTACTATATTTGTGCCGCCTACAACATCCACCCAAGGGAATACTGGTCCTATGACAGCCATCGCTCCAATGGATGATAAGCTTATCATTGGTAAACAGAATGCATTTCTTTATATCAACGGTACTGGTCCTGATAATACCGGTGCAAATAATCAATATAGTCAACCTATTTTCATAACTTCCACAGTAGGATGTACTAATCAGAAATCAATTGTTTTAACCCCAAAAGGTTTGATGTTTGAAAGTGATAAAGGAATATGGCTTTTGGATAGGGGATTAAATACCAGTTATATTGGTGCTCCTGTTCAGGATTTTACTCTTGGCGCGACTGTTTTAAGTGCTGTGAATGTTCCAGAAACAAATCAGGTCAGATTTGTCTTAGATACCGGCATAACTCTGATGTATGACTATTATTATGATCAATGGGGTACTTTTATAAATGTTCCTGCACTAAGCAGCTGCATTTTTGAAAACATGCATACTTTTATAAATTCATATGGTCAGGCATTTCAAGAAACTCCAAATCAATATCTTGATGGTTCTATTCCTGTTCTAATGAATTTTAAAACAGGACCGCTTAGACTTGATGCATTACAAAGTTATCAACGGGCATATTTCTTTTATTTACTCGGTACCTACATTAGTCCTCATAAACTCATGATGAGCATGTTTTATGATTATAATGACAATCCAAGCCATAGCGTGATCATTTCACCAACCAATTTTAATCCTACTTATGGGAACAGTGGTGTTTATGGTCAAGGATCTTATGGTGGTAATGCAACATTAGAAGAATGGAGAGTGTTTTTAAAACAACAGCGCTGCAAGGCTTTTGCAATAGAAATGCAAGAGATATATGATAGTACTAAAGGTGTTCCAGCTGGTGCAGGACTTACCTTATCTGGTATCAATGTAGTCTGTGGATTTAAACAAAAATTTGTACCTGCTTCAACTTCTCAAACTGTGGGGTAACATGAGTTTATATAGTGATTACTTGCGTGAAAGAACCTCAGACTTCATTCATGAAGATGAAAGGGGTTTCGCAACTTATCGATACTTGAATGATAAGCAGGTTTATATTGTGGATATTTACGTAAGACCAGATTTTAGAAAAAATGGTGTAGCTTCTGAATTTGCAAATAGAATTGCAGCAGAGGCAAAAGCAAAAGGATGTATAGAAATGCTAGGCACCGTGAACCCTTCAACAAATGGAAGTACTGAGAGTTTACTTGTTCTTGTTGCATATGGGATGATGCTTCACAGCAGTACAAACAATGTCATTGTTATGAAGAAGGATATTTAAATGGGTGCAATAACTGGTGCATTAGGACAGAATACAGATCAAAATAGAAGTATGGGCAAAGATTTTGCCATATCTTCTTTGGCTACACCAATACCACAAGCAATATATATGGGTAGGAAATATGCATTTCCTGGCACTGGCAAAAATCCACCGATATCTGGTGGTGGTAATCATCCTTTAGGTGGGACGACTGGCACTGCTGGCGGAATATCTGGCACTGGATTTCCTAAACCACAGACAGTTCCATTACAGGCACCTATATCACCAGAACATGCTCAAGGATCAATTGACGCTCAACAAAGGTTATTATCTGCCTTAGCCAGTCAAAACGGTTTAGGTGCGCAGAATGAAGCTTATCAGCAACAAAAGGGTTTAGCTGGTCAGTTTGGAACTGGACAGGGACAGATCAATGCAGCTAGCAATATGCAAAATGTTTATGGTCAACTTGGAAATATTGCGCAAGGTCAAGGACCAAATCCAGCACAGGCGATGTTAAATCAGGCGACAGGTCAGAATGTGGCAAACCAAGCTGCATTAATGGCGGGTCAACGTGGTGCTGGTGCAAATGTTGGCTTAATGGCTCGCCAAGCTGGTCAGCAAGGCGCAGCAACTCAACAG